GGGATGTAGTAGGGCATTGGCTTCCGCTTGACCCTGTGTTTCTGTTACTTCCGCTATCCGTCCCGTGAGCATGACTAGCCATCGTGTTTGTGTCAATGGTTGTGTTACCTGCCGTTACGCTTGTTATATTTGCAGTGTTAGCCCCGCCTGTGCTTGCCAAGGATATAGAATCTGATTTTCCAACAGGAATTCTATCTGTTAAACTTGGAACGTTAAAAGTTGAAGATCCATCACCAGTTCCGTACGTAGTGCCAATAACTGCGAATAAAGCTGAATATGTACTTCTCGATACAGCAGCTCCGTCACAATTTAGATATCCTGTTGGGGCACTAGCTGTAGGCCACGGTATAATACTTCCTGTATCCACACCTACTAGACCCGTAATATTCGCTCCGGTGTAATCGTATCTTGTTGCTTCGTATGTTGCCATTTCTATCCTATGTTTTAATTATATAATTTAATGCCAAGTAAGGTTGCAAAGTGCTGACTGCGTCTCCAGCATTTAAAGTATGTGAGTGTGCTCCTCCGCCTCCAGTATTCGTAGAGTTTAAATTTGGTCCTTGTCTAGTCGATCTGTTACCATTACTTACACTTAAGTTGTAGTCTGCGTTATCTCCTATACTACTCCTGGTATGATTGTGGCTTCCTAATTCTGCAGTGTTAAGAGTGTGGTTAGCTAAATTTCCTGAATTGGCAGTTGCCGTGTTAGCTCCTCCAGTTGTTCCTGCATTCTCATTGTTACTGACAGACTTAACTGTTTTACCCTCAGTATCAGGAACATTAAAAGTTGAAGATCCATCTCCCGATCCATAAGTTGTACCTATGACTGCGAATAATGCAGAGTATGTGGATCTTGATACTGCGGCTCCATCACATGCAAGATAACCTGTGGGAGCTGTTCCAGTAGTCCATGGTATGATAGTGCCAGTTGAAAGACCCTGAATGCCGGTAATAGCAGCACCATCGAAGTCGTATTTTGTAGCTTCGTATGTTGCCATTTATTATTTCTCCGTATAAGTCCAACCAATATTTGAACCAGAATAAACAAGTCCAAAAGATGCACCCTCTGTGTTAACCACTAAATCAGCTGATGTATTTACAATTTTAGAACTGTTTCTTCCGACAGTTAATGCATTTGAATCAAAAGTAAATCTTGAATCTGCAAAATGAACTTCATCTCCGACTGCTGGCGAAGCTGGTAGTGTTATGGTTACAGCACCACCATTTGTGTCTACAAAAAGTTTAGCTCCTGCTTGAACTGTTTCAGCAGCTGTGACTGTTCTCCATTTTCTGTATTCATTTGCTTTCTCTACGTTAGTGCCGTCAGCATACAAAACATAACAATTACCTTCACAAAGTAAAATTCCTGTTCCACTTACTGTTTTAAAAGTTAAGGTGTAGCCTGCGTGATCAGTCCCATCAATAACATTGTAAACTTTTTCAATACTGTTTGGTACAGTGACATTTCTGTTAGCAGCTAAAGTTCCAGTTAATTTTAAAGTAGCGTTTCTTGCGTTTGATATAGTTCCATCAGTCATGGCTAACGCCACATCAGATGATGCAACATCTATTTCTTGATAACCAGCAATAGCTTGTTGAACTAGATTTAAATTTGTATTTGTTTTATCACCCCATGTACCGGCATTTTCACCAGTAGCCATCAATTCTATTTTTAAATCACTCGAATATGTTGATGCCATAAAAATTCTCCTAAGTTGTTTTAATTATACATTTTCTAAGCAGCCAAATCAACTGTAGTCCAAGTATTATTAACTCCAAGGTCAACCTCTTGCCATGGCGTAATATTAGGGCTTCCTACTGAGCTTGTTAAAGATATTCCTGTAGGGAACACATTTGCGTTAGAAACTGTGCCCTCTTCACCCATGCTCATGGTCATAGCTTGACCGCTTACACCAACCATTACTTGAGGTATTGAACCAATAGAACCTTGACTTAATGTTAGACTTTGTCCAGATGCAGATTCTGTTGTTGACTGTACTAAACTATCGTTTCCTAGACTTAAGGTCATTGTTTGCCCAGTTACAGGCACATCTAAAAATAATCCAGCTGCCACGGCTCCAATAGAACTTGTGAGAGCTTGACCTGTTGCAGGTTCTGTAGTTGTTTGAACTAAACTCTGCGTTCCTATCGCAGAGGTCATAGTATGTTCAGAAACTGTTATAGATAAATCAGCGTCTGCTGTGACCGAATAAACACCAAAAGTTAATGTCAGAGCTTGACCAGTGACAGACACTGATACATCGGTAGTAACTGATTCATTACCGATTGAAGATGTTAAAGCTAATCCCGCATTATTAATTGCAGAATAATTTACACCCCAACCTAAGTTTCCATATGTGTCTCTACCCCAACCCTCACCTGTTAAAATAGTTTCATCGACTGTTGCTACACCAATTGAAGTGGTTGAAGCTATACCTGTTACAGGAACTCCTATGCCAATAACTTCGTTACCAATAGAAAAAGATAATAAACCAGCAGTTGTAACTGCTTGATCAACTGAGGTTCCTGAAATATCTTCACCTTGCGCTAAGGTTAAAGATTGTCCTGTGACTGACACATCTGCATTAGCTGATTGTGTAGTCGACCCGATTGCTGTTGTTAATGCTTGACCTGTAACTTGTTCAAAAGGTTGTAACGATCCCCAAGCGTTTACGTTCCATGCGTCTCCGCCCCAACCTATTTCAACTATACCTGTGGCAGTGACTTGTCCAATACTTGAGGCAGCACTTATTCCAGTTCCGGTAACTGTAACATCGCCTTGCGCTGCCCAGCTACCTTGTCCCCAACTAAGTGCTCCCCATGTATTTGACATTCATTATAACCCTTAAGCTATTCTTAATATAGCAGCTGAAGTTGTAAATGCAGGAAACTGAATTGTAAAAGTTCCTGAAGTTGCAGTCTTGTCACCACCAAAATCTAATACAGCCACAGCATCAGTAGTGTTTGAACCACCACCCATAGTTGTGTTGTAAATTAAAGCTCCTCTTGCAGTCAAGGTAACACCTTGGAAAGAAAGATCAGCAAAATCTGTAATAGCTGTGTTAGTCGCTAATGATGTACCTACGTTTACTAATGCTTTTCCACCAGCTGAATATCCAGATGGTGAAGACACTTCATTAGATGTTGAGTATCCTACTGTTGATTTTCCTAAACTCGCTGAGTTTGTAAACATTGCAAGTTTAAAAGAGCTTCCGTTAGGAGCTGCTTGAAATTTATGAGCCCCTTCTAACAATTCTTTTTTAAAAGAATTGCATATTGCGTTAGTTGTTATTGCCATTTTATTCTCCTTATTAATTTGTTGTGTTTGGAGATGGAGAAGGTATTTTTACTCTTGGAACACCGTCATCATACTCCGCACGTCTTCTTCTGCCCATTTGTTGTAGAGCAAAATTTTGTAATTCCTCATTATACTTACCTTTATATAAGTTGTATAGGTTATCGGGTCCTTTTAGAAAACTATAAGCTTCAGTTAAAACACCATGTAGTAACATAGACTCTTGGTATTTGGCTAAAAAGGTTTGATTGGTTGAAGTAAATTCAGGTGGATCTTTTATATAATTTATCTGTATTGTATCAGCAGCTGCGGGTGTGGGTGCTACTAATATGTTAAAAGCATCGTAATTAGCAAAATATTTTGGGGTTCCTTGTTTTCCTGTCCCATTAAATTCAGAAATAAAACTTATGTCCCTTTTTTCTAAAAAAGTTCTTGCGCCTCCAGAACCTACATGTTCAACAGATCGTAATATTAATGAATCAGATGGAATAGAAACTGCTCTGTTGCCTGCTGTAAAGGTTGATGTTGCGTATTTTCTAGTGTCATCATAATCAACTTTTCCTGCAACATCTAATTCAACAGATCTTATAAAATTTTGAATGATAGAATCAGACAAAACAGAACTACCTACCTCTGTGTAATCTCTAACTTGTGTTAAAAAATCTGAATGTGATATAGCCATTATGTAATACTCACTGTTACATTTCCAACTGAAGCTTCAACTTGTCTTCTTATATTTTGTAAAGATGGGTCCTCTGGGATCATGCTATTCATAATTGTAGTTACACCATCCCTGACTATTGCAAACTCTTGTGTCCTAAATGCAAATTGTCCAGGCAAACTTAAATCAGCTACACCAACTGATGCGCCACCTGAGTCAGAAGTTGTGCCATCACCATCTGTTAAAAATAGTTGACTAGGTTGTTGAAATTTAATTACTCTAGGATCCTTAAGAGCTATAGCATCTGCAGTAGTTCGTCTTCTTCTAATCTGAGGATGTTTAGGCTCAAACTCAGTATAATGCACAAGTGAGCCGTTCCATTCTTTTACCATCTCCTCATAAGGAAACTCCATACCTGATCTATCAGATATGGCTTTTGATCTTTTACCTGTAGCGTACGTTCCCATTATACTCCTGACGGATAAAACGATTGTGGACTAATAAATGTTGATGTTCTTTGACCATCTTCATCTAAAGCTCTTTTCATTTCATCTTCATATATTTGTTTATTTTGTTGCACTAATTTTGGATTTACTTTCATCGATAAATAATATCCTAAGCCTGCTGCCATACATGGTAGAAATCGATATGCTACATCAGCATCATTATGGTAAGCTCCTGCATCTTCAATCCTTTTTATTACATAGTATTTCAACGCTGTGTAAGTGTTTAAATCTGGTGTTTGGTATAAATTTATTATTGGTGTTGTTTGTCTATCAACATAATATTGTGATGGCGTTCCTGTAGATAATTTATTAGGCAAAGCCGCATATGCTGATCTATCAATTTTTGTTAATGAAACATCTTGAGTAGATGAACTATCACTAGCAGCTAATGTAGATGATATGAAAGCCTCTAACACATCATTGACATCTGAATTTACTGTGTAAGCAGCTTGTCCTGATACTAGACTTTTTTCGTTTAATTCGACTTTCCACAAATGAATGCCTCTGTTACCCCATTCAGCAAACAATAAATTTAAACTTGTTCTAGCAGATCTTAAATCATATCCAGAGTTGGTTCTTAAACCACATCTTTGATAACCCTCTTGAATTATGTCATCTATATTTAAATTAAACGATGTTGTTCCTGATGTTGCCATTAAATAATATCCTTATAGTAGTCAACTAAACCGCCAGCGTTAAATGGTCTAGCTGGTTGTCCTGGTCTAGGTGTTTTCTTTCTTCTACCAGTTCTCTCAGTTGGTCTTAAAGGTTCAGCGATTCTTTTTTTAGTTTCAGTTTGTCTAACTCTATATGGTTTTCTAAACTCTTTTATTATTTTTCTTTTGATTTCAGGCGAAACATTCAAAAATCCACCGTTGTCCATTTGTGCTTTTTGTAACCTACCTAATGCAGATCTTGAACCAGCAGTCATACCACCGACTTTTTTTCCTGGTTTACTTTTTTTAAAATTTGGAACAGGTCTTCCTTTTCCGGCATCTCCATAGGCACTAGTGGTAGTATCTATTCTCATAGCTCTTGGTAAATCTTTTTCAGATTGAAATTTAGGTTTTTTTGGTGGCACTATTACATCTTTACCTTTTTTCATTCCAGGTAATTTTGGTTGTTTTCTTATGGTGCTACCCTTCTTTTTTAGCTGTTCTAAATATTTTCTAAATTTTTTATTCTTTCTCGCTACACCTTGTACTATAGGGTTTGTGTCAATTTTTTTTAATGTCATTATTTAAATCCCTTCAACATATCTCCATAATAATTTACTAAAGATTGATTGTTAACTTTTTTACCTGCTATCTCTGATTTCATATAAGAGCCTATGTATGGTTCTTGTTTCATCTTAGTGCCAGGTGCTTTTGATGTTGTTTCAGA